TTTTTTCATATAATGGGAACAATGTTTCATTACATTCAACCCAATTATATTTACAGTTTCCCACAGACACTCACAAATATAACGCACTTCCTCAAAAAGGTCCAGGGGCATTTTTACCTGGGAAAAATTTTTTTTGTGATCTTGATATCGCGTTGGCATTTTGTCACCTCTGTAGGTTAGGGTTGTTGTGATTTTTCGCATTACCCCCACCAAGGCAACACCAACCCCCACAATACTGCCAATTCACTATAACACACCTCACAACATCTGTCAAGTGCCTAATACACTGAGACCCACACATTTTCACACTGATTAACACTGGTTTTCCACAGGTTTGTTATACTTTTTCCACAAGTTTTCCACAGATTTTTAATAGTTTTCCACAGGCAAATTCACTGTCTATTTGTATAACTGTAGGTGAGCACTGTGTTCTCACTGTTTTATACTGAGACCCTGTGGAAAACTTTATACTTATACCAGTTTTTTCACTGTCCTGGGGGTGTTGACATTTGGGAGGATTTGTGATACAATGGGGGCCAAGATCACAACAACCAGGCACATTTACTGTAGATTCACATAATTAACACAAACCTGTGGAAACTGTGGAAAACTCAACTACATTTTTTCACACATTTATGAATGTATGCTTCTACACACATAAACTCCGTATTTACCACATTTCCAGGTCAAACTTGTCCTCTAACATGTATGCTAACTCACTGACATAAGACCACTCTAACCATGCCACACTTTCCTGCTCTTCAGTCTCACATGCCTCAAGTTGTTTGTATGTCTGAGTCCTGAGAAGTTCAAGACCTTGGATGATCCTTTGTGCATCCTCTGGACATAACTCTAATTGGAAAACTTTGTTGCGTTTCATACTACTTGAGGACATGAACATAATCAATGGATTTGATACACCAACCAGTTGCACATGTGATCTCTTCAACTAGATCATCCTCATCATCTGCTTCCCAGACTTCACCAATGATTTCAGATGTTAGACGATCTTTATCATAAGCATCCATCTCATCTTCATCATCAAAGTCGAACTCAATGTAGGTAATTTGGTACATCATTTTGCTTGTTGAATCTTGTTGATAGCAGTGGTGATAGATGTGGTCAGGAGAATACAAACATCTTGCTTGCACACAGCATAAACAGGTTGCTTGGATTGAATGTCGAACGTGTACTTAATGGTCATTTGTTGAGTTGTATTGAATGGGTGAAAGTGTATCCAGCAAGATTACCAAAGTTTTGTCTGAGTGCCTTATACTCAGATGTGGCAATGATGGTCTTGATGTGATTAGTATTGCAGTGTTGGTAAATATATTTCTTCATCAGATTAGTGCTTTGTGGGTATAAGGTTTGGATTATAAGAACTGAACAAAGTTACAGCATTGAGAATCTTTTTCTGTTCCTCTGTTGGTTGAAAATCTAAATCATCATCATAAGGTTGAAAAACATCATCTAACTGTTGACAGATCATCTTATGCAGGATCTGATAATTTTCTTGGGAAAGTGTAATTTCAATCATCAAACATTCTCCTCTTTGTGTTGATGAATCATCATCTCATTGATCTCATCATGGTTGATCTTTTCATCATCCCAGCGAACACCATCAGCAGTGGTGAACTTCTCAACATTGTGCATGTTTCTGATGAACTTTTGGTAAGGCGTTTCATCATCAGCAACATACTCTACACATGCAACAGCAGTGTTATACAGAAACTGGTTGTTTTGCATCCACAGAACAACATTCCAGGTTTCATAATTTGCCCAACCATTGTAGGTCTCTTGAGGCATTGCAGTGGTTTGATTTTTCATACATGTATGATAGCATGGATTCTGGCAAAAGTCAAGGGGTCGTGTGCCAGTTCCTCAACTGGCACATGGTATAACTTACTCGCCTTGGATGATGTTAGCAACTGCATGAAGTGTGGTTCCTGTGTTATACCTAACAGATGGACTGAAGATAAACAACACCAGGAAGATTAGACCTACAAGTTTCATCTTTGATTCAGAAGTTTTTGTGGAAGACATACCCATCATTGAAGGAAAAGTCATAGCGAAGATTACACTCCCAAGTCTTAGTCCAATCAACAACAATGGGGGTATCATCCAGATTCAGAGGATAGCAATCAGTGCAGAATTGCTCTGCAAACTGTTCCTCACTGTCATACTCTCCATAATAGGCATCAGTGAAATGTGCAATGCACTCAATACCAAACTCATCCACAAAAGCATCCACAGCATCATAAGAATAGTCCTCACCATTCTGGACATACTCTTCATAAAACTCCAGGAAGTTGTCATTGCCATTCTCTTCAATGAAGGCAATCATGTCCTCAAGAGCATAATTTTGCTCAACAAGTTCATCGAGTTTTGCTTGCACATCTTCAGGCATGGAGATAACAAGAACTTCAGGCATTTCAGTGGTTTGATTTTTCATACAAGTATGATAGCACAGAATCTTGGATTCCGCAAGGGGTCTTGTGCCACTTTCTGAACTGGCACAATTTCTCTTTACTTTGTCCTCACATGTGTGCTTTGCTGTTGATCGTATGCCTTGAACATGTTTGCATCACGTTGAATCAGGAAACTTTGATACATCACCATGGCAACAATGGCAAGGAAGATGTAACTGAGGGTTTTGTAGTTCATGCTACCACACTCTCCCAAGATTGATGCTGATTGAGTGTCCAACTGTCATCAAATTGCATCATCATTGCATCAATTTCTTTCTCTGAGTAGGGTTCTTCACTGGGGAAAAGTGTCCAACCAGTGTTATCATCAACATCAAAGATTTCTCCTTGCATGTCTTGAATCTCATCCCACATTGTTATAATTCCTCAGCAAATAGTTGACATCTTCAAGCACATCTTTTAGTGCCATCCTACTATAACCAGAGGCATAAGGATAACCCCTCTCAGGATCACCAACTGCCATTTCAGTTTCATAGATTGCCTGCTCACATGTACGAGCAATTCTATTCAGTTGTTCAATCACAGTTTCAGTCATCAACATGCACCTGCCATAGGGTTACCCAGTTGGGGAAGATTGCTGTTGTCCTTGACAACAACATAACCAAGAGATTCATACTCTTTCAGTTGAACTTTGTGCTCAACTTTCTTAATGAACTTCTTGGAGATTGTCTCAACTCCTTTCCACTCAAGCACCTTAAAGACAAATGCTTGAGATACATCACCATAGGGCAATTTCACAGGATAAAATGACACAACCATGGTGCCATCTTTGGATTGAAGAGTGGGGAACTCAGTTGTGGTTTGATTTTTCATACATGTATGATAGCACAGAAACCCTAGAAAGTCAATGGGGTGTGTGCCACTTCATCAACTGGCACATCACTACACTTTTCCGCATGATGTTCATGGTATACGTGATACAAACTGTTGTTCAGGTTGATTAACATTAACATCAGGGACCTTGATAACAAGAATTGCCTGATGAATACATCATCACTGATCTCCATAATCTGCCCAAAAAGCATCATTGTGGGAAGGACGAATGCAATCTACACCATGATCACGAATCACAGCAGCATTGTATGGCGAATCATCAACCCAGAATTGAATGTTCCAGAACTTGCAAATGTCCATGAGTTGTTGACCCTTACACTGTGAACCAGTTGCATCATCATCAGAGTTCTTCATGTAGAGAGCATCAAACTCTGGGAGATGTTGTTGCAACCAGTCTGCAGTTCCATCTGCATAAATGTCAGGACGTGCAGTGGCAATAACTAGATCAAAACCCTGTGATTTGGCATGTTTGGCAACATCAACAACAGCATCAATAGCAGGGAATTGATCACACTCATCAAAACCAGATTGTGAACCATGATGACACAAAGTGGCATCAAGGTCAAACACAACACAATTAGGATTTGAGATGTTGTAGATAACTTTGGAGAAGGATTTTGTTTTTTGCATACTAGTATAATAGCACAGATTCAAGAATTTGTCAAGTGTATTGTGCCACTAATACATGTGGCACATGGTATAATCAAACAGGGAGAATAGAGAAAGAACCACAAAACTTACGAACCCACAGCAAAGTATCATAATGACTGCGAGGATTGCTCATCACCATGCTAGTGTTGTTTCTAGGATTGTGAGCAACAGCAACATACTTGAAAGTGTCATCATAGTTACTAACTTCTTCAATCCACATTTGATTCACGTTACCATCTTGCCAATCCCACCTAGAAACAGTGTAATGGAAGATTTCAGATGCAATTTGATTTTTCATACATGTATGATAGCACACTTTTCAGGATTCCGCAAGGGGTCGTGTGCCACTTTGCGGAGTGTCACATAGTATAACTGAAATGCCACACATTTGTGGTATAAGCTAGTGACAAGACTTGAACTTGCGACCTGAGCTTTACAAAAACCCTGCTCTATCCAACTGAGCTACACTAGCAAAAAAGTTAGTCCTTGAGTGTATTTAGAAGGAACCAAATACCAAGACCAATAATAGCAAATACCAGCACATACTTCCATGCAGCAATTAGAATAAATGCAGCAAGTGCAAGTAACACAAACCCACCATCAATTCCTGATGATGAACCAGAATACTCTTCTTCGTCATCATCTGTTGTAGAGTTGTCTACAGTTGCCATGATACATTTGCCACCAGTTTGTGACTCTGCAAATGCAACTGCATCACTATGCGTGTATGCTTCTACAAACATAGTTTGTAGATAATTGGAAGGCGTCTTAATTGTGCATTTCCAACGCATCATTTGTTCACATACTCCTGAATGTATTGCTTGAGAGTATCAACATAGTCAGCAGGATTCTTGACAAAAACTTGTGTCTCACCTGAATGACAAGAAATGAGAGTCACAATTTGTTCTACTTTGTGACCAGACATTTCTTCATACATCATAGCATAACCTGTTTCCTGAACAAAATAGTTTTGGATTTGACTTTCATGCTTTGGTTTAGAAGAACTCTTGAAGTCAATAATAGACAGTTTGCCATTGTATTCTGCAATACAGTCTACACGACCTGCAATGCCAAGTTGTTCAGAATACAGTGCAGATTCCTGATAGTGAATGTTATCCACATCATCAAGAAGTGGTTGAAATTGATTGAACAATTTCAGTGCAACTTCATACTTTTCAGTATCATACTCTACCTCTTGATTGTTGACATAATCTTCCACAAGTTTGTGGAACTTAGTGCCATTAGTTGAGGCAAATTGACTAATTTTATTGGCAGTTTCTTCACCTACACGTTCACGCCATTCAGCAATAGATTGCCTGTTCTGATAGGATGTAACAGTGGTCACAGAAGGCAACAGTTTGCCATTAACCACATAACGACGAGAACCATCCACAGTTTCAGTGGGGATGTCTGCAAGTGCAGGAAGATTGAGGTGATTGAACTTAGTTTTGGTTTGCATTTTTGTGTTGTTTTTAATAATCAAAGGAACTCAGCAATGTAATAGTCAACAGTAATTTCCAATTCTGCTGCTTTTGCTTCAAGTTCCATTGCATACTCTTCTGCCATTTGTGCATCTGCGTGTTGACAAAAGAGATCAAGAGTGGAATCAGTCATAAACTTATCTTTCATACATGTATGATACCATAGATTCACTAAAAAGTCAAGCATGTGTGTGCCAGTTCATCAAGTGTCACATTGTATAACTTTGTTGGACAATTTTAGGTGTATCTTGTTGCATCTGTTTATCTGCATTGTTACTCACAATAAACGCAATACACAGGCAAATGATACAGAATAGTGTTGATTTCATTTGTAAAGATAACCTCCTGCCCAATCAGCACGTTTGTACATTTGTTCACAGGACTTTTCATCCATCAGATTATACCTTACACCTTTAGCAGGTGCTTTCCATGATGCAGATTTATACACATCTCCAGTGTTAAGATCTACAAAGGCATGAGCACTACGCTGACCATGAGAAACATGAATGATCTTGGCATACTTTTTACCCTTCACATAGGTGTATTCATCAACACCTTCACCCATGCAAAGTTTATCAATTTGTTCCTTGTGATAGTCAACATTCTCACCTTTAGTAATGTATTCTCTGTGGCGATCAATACAATAAGATTGAAAGTTGGTGCGCAGAACATCACAGAACTGCTCAATCTTGTCAAGAACTTGTTCAGTGGTCAAAGTTGTATTTTTCATCATGAATGTATGATAGCATAGAATCCAGCAAAAATCAAGGGGTCTTGTGCCAGTTTGTCAACTGTCACACTAAAACCTATTTGGTATCTCACAGTATGTTATTGAATTATAGTCAGAACCATCACTAAATGATGCACTAATTCCTTGTATTTCTTTTGCCTTGTATAACAAATACTCTAAATCTTCAATCAATTCATTCAATCCATCCTCTGTTTTACCACGCAGAGCATCATCTAGTCGCTCAAATGCTGCTGCTGTTTGTAGAGAATGTTGATGAATCATTTTACTACTTTATATTTTTCTTTCAGATGTTGTAACACTTGTTTGCGTGCTT